GCTTCACTCAATGCACACTCTTCATCTAATCTCTTTTGATAACTCAGTTGTTTATCTGTATCAACAGGTATCAATCGTTCCTCTTCCATTCCTAACTCACCATCTTCTTCATACGCTACTGTTATTTCAGCTCCTTCATACATAGCTTCAACATCAAATATACTCATGCCACCTGCTAAGTAGTCATTGATTTCTTCATCAGTAACGTCGTAGACGTTTTTTATACTATCAGCTACAAGAGTTTCTTCATCATTGAGATACTCGCCACCACCATACTCTTTACTACCTGACTTATCCCCAAAATCATAGTCACCCATGCCCCCATAACTCCATGAGGTTACTGTTGGTACAAAGTAATCATTACTACACTTGTTACCTTTGAAGTTAACCCAACCTGTGCCGTATCGTTTGATACCATCACTCGTGAGTACTGCTATCTTATTCCAACCTGTTACTTTCTTAGCCATCTTTCTGACACCCATGCGTTTAGCTAGGTATGCCATCACTCTACTGTCACTAAACTCACCGTATGGTATTTTTAGTGGCTTGTTATGTTTGCCTAAGAACTCTAACATTTCCTCTGCATACTCTAACCATGTTCCGTTGTGGAATAGTAAGTCAGTAGTCATGCGTTCGCCACTTAGATTAAGATCAACTCTATTAGATATCTCAAACGGGTGGCATAGTTTCTTGTTAACATTTCCTACACTTGCAATCCTAAAGTGAATGATTGCTGTCTTAATACCTTTGGGCTTGAGTTGCTTCTTGATTATCTTAGTGATTGCTTTAGCCTTGATACCTTTTTGGTAATACTTTTTACCATTCTTATCAAGCCATGCTATTGAACCACCATGACAATTCATACTTTCTGCGTCTTCAAGCGTGGACTTACTTGGGTATTTACCATCTTCTATACATATTATTACACACATTTTAGACCATCACCTCCATTGTTATTGTCTTTCTGCGTTGTTGTAACGAGTCTTTGTTGTCTTCTATAAACTGCTCAATAGCTCTCGTAAGTTCTTTGTGAGCAGATACATTCAATTCTACCTGAGCAAATGCTGGTAGTACACGCACTTCAACTGTGCCATGTAATAGGTAGCAGTAATTAATTATCTGATACCTACAATCTGATTTCTCTGATGTAATTAGCTGGTCATATCCTCTATAACCTTTCCTACACCAATGCTTGTCGCCTGCAAGTCTATTATACAATGCACTGCCTGCATTTATATTATTTTTCTTGCCCCATGAGGCTAATCTTTGTATTAGATAGGTTTCTAATTCTCTATCTAATGCTATACAATAGTCTTTCATGAGTTTGAATGATGTATGTTGGTGACTACCACATGAAGTATTAACTTCTGATGGATAGTTTTCTCTAGACCATTCTGCCATCTGGGCAGGTAATAATGGTGGACTAACCATCTCGCCATCAACTAAACCACTGTCGTCATTCATACCACATTCGTGATATATCTCACAACCACAGTCGCCTTCACAATGTTGGTATGTGTTATCACAGTCAGTATAACAGTTGTCTTCAAATGCGTCACGTTGATGTTGTCCACATGCTTCTGATTCCTCATCACATGCACAACTTGGGTGAATGAATCTACATTCATCACAATCATCAGCAACTGCTGAAGTTATATAACAGCTACAGTTATCTAATCTTCTATCACAGTCGTTACAACGTTTACAATCTATACATTCACAATCTTCATGTGAAGTATCACAGTTATCACACACACGACAACCATCACAATCACAATCGTAATCGCAATCGCCATCACATTCGTATCCTTCATTACCACTCACCTCTACTGATGAGTCGCCATGAAATGAAGAGGATTCTCTACGGTGAGCAGGGTGTGCTCCCTCGTCTTCCTCTCCTATACGGTTGACATGTTTGTATGCGTAGTCATCTTTTACCGTCTTTCGTTTTGTTGCAGTCACTATCAAGATAATGACTCCATGAATCTTCTCTGTTTGTACAATGACAAAGTAGAAGCTTCTTGTATTGCTTGCACTAAGACGTCTTGTACTGTAATAAACACCTTATCCATCATCTCTTTCGAGGCAGGGAAATGGGTGGTTTTCAATACAAAACCATGTCTTGCACGCCTTGTTGATTGATTAACGAGTGCTGATAAGAAACCTGTCTCAGCTTTGAAGTTATCTTCAGAGCCATGATAGTGCCTATCAGTTCTATGTGACATAGCAAGTATATCATCATAGGCAACAGAATTGGATTGACACGCCATTGCTAGCATATCAATAGCCTTTCTAGTTGCGAACACACCCAAAGACCAATAGTCTAGGCGTTCGGTCGGTGGTTCGATAATAATATCGAAACTACACCTACCACCTTTGAAAAAATCAGGGGATTTATTATCGGAATAGTCACCAATCGCTTGATAACCGTTGATAATAGTTGAGTCACCGTTATGTATGTCAGTCATTATGTTCTTAATGGCTTCCATATTTGTGACTATCTTAGATTTACTAATGGTTGACTCCATTCTTTCCCCACACATAGAGTAATCAATAGAAATAGAAGTATTGTTATATAAACTCACGCTTTGTTTGCTATCTTATGCCTAGTTATTCTGTTGGAATACTGGGCGAGCACGTGGTATATAACCCTTTCTAATTCTATCACTACAAGTGCTAGGGGAATGTGCCAATTAAAAAAAGCAGGCACGAAAGGGGTATTAGTAAAAGATTTTGCCCTCGATAGTTATAGTTATTGCTAACCTTTCCTACCGAGTTTGCTTGCGTCTTGATTGTTGAGAACGTACTATCCACTAAGGGAGTCCATTTTTGATTTACCGAGCAATGTCATAAATGCTCAAGGCTCTCAACAGTTTCGTCGTATCACTACGTTGTATAAACAGAGTCCAGTCTATTCTCTGAATTACTCGCTTCATTCACTCTCGTCCACGAGCAGTGGCACTCACACTCGACACTAAGCGTTCTAGGTCATTAATACTATCAATGGGTGCTCTCAGTTGACACTCTCGACTATTGGCTTCACACACTGCTGTGCTCTCTCAATAATCTTTGTTGAGATTAACTTTGAACGTAGTTAGTACAGGCTAGGTAAGCCTACTAATGAGCGTCCACTATACAATGCTAACTATAAGACGCCTACCGAGTTGGTATGGCGTGTGTGCTAATCACTACTGCCCGACGCCCGTAGGCGTGAAGCCGTAGTAATCTACAATATTAGTAGGCGTCCGAGACATATAACATTTCCACACTGTTTAGGAACGTTAATAGCGTGCCTAGTGGCTATGGAAAAAAAACGAATTTTAGGAAACCTATATATACGAAATCGGAAAAAAATTACAACTCAATCGGAAAAAAATACGGATACAACTAGGCTCAAATAGGCTCAGGTTTCGGGGTACACTGTTTCGATACATTTATAACACTCTTGCCAAGGGGAGTCATAAACCTTTTTACAACGAGGACATTTGGTCATAGTATCAATACTATCCATACTATTACTGAGCCTAGGGCTGCACCATAAAAAGTGGCATACATATCTTTCCATTCTGCTACGCCTCTGCCAGTAACATAGTCGTAGAGTTCCTTGCCTATACCAAATATAAACCCTGTTATTATTAACGGGAAGAAAAACACGCCTGTAAGACTTAGGCACAAGCCTACTATAAAATGCTGTACCTTATCGTTCATTTTGTTTATTCCAACCTTTATAAGCATCATCAACTTCACATTTTAGGCACGATGAAAAAAAGGAGGGCTTACCACACTTTACGCATTGATTTATATCTCTAAGAAAATCCCTGCCTGAGAAGGATTTTTTGAGCCCAGTTAAGAAGCCTGACAGCAACCATGACATAATATCAATCTCCTATCCTCAATAGTAACATTACTCTTCCAACAACTATGACACATGCCTGTAATATTATCATTATGTTTATGAAACAGGCTAGTCATGAACTTAATTAGTCTTGACATCTTTTTATACATTCCTGTATCCTTTTAAGTCTATACTCGTTAGGATTAGGCTCTTTAGAAACCCTATCGTATACACGCTTAAATTCAACCAAATGATCTTGTCTCAATTTTTTGTCTTGATACATAATATGATTAATTCATTTATATATAAAAGTCTTTCGTTTAACAGTCATAGTCTTCCTCCTCCAAGTCTTTTTCTTCTTCAGGTCTATAAGACAATTTTTATATTCCTTCTCTGCCTAGCCTTGTTATTCTTTGCTCTATTGGATAGGCGTACGCCACAACAAGGACAAAATATACCTTCCCACTTTATAAATACACAGCACTTGCTGCATTTTTTATAATCTGTTTCTGCTATATGCCTTACAGTTTTCCTATGTTCATATATAGGCTCTAGGCATGTGTTTTTACAAATTAAAGCCATTATTTTCTCCCGTCACATGTATGGTTGGGTAGTTGCATTTGGTACTTTAGTTCTATCACGCACCACACACACTCCCTCATGCTTTACCCTCATGCTTTGCTAATTCCGCTTTTAACTTGTCTACTTGTTCTTGTAACGATAAGATATAATCTGCTATCTCTACACTTGATTCGTTTGGATAAACTTTGATCATTAACTCATCGTCATATTCTTTTTCATAGTCATTATCGTTTATGTCTTCCCATGTAGTGAATCTGTCTTTGGTTAGTTTCATTCCCTCATCTCCCAACTGCCCTTAATATGATGATGTAGAACACAAAAGTCCATGTATGACTCTTTACATATCAAACAGTAAGGATGAAGTCTTGGCGTACCAGTCATTACTTTATTCATTTTTACAATCCTCACAGTTATCTGGATCTTTGCATACAGGGTTGTGATTACCGTCCCTAGTAGGGTGTTTGGTATCACGTTTTCTTATTGTTCTGGTCATTTTCATTCCCTCACAGCATGACTCCAAACGTGGTAGTCTCTTCAGGCTTGAAGATTGTATGTCCGTTGTTGCACGTTATACTTTTATTATCATCTAATGCGTAGGCTATAATGCTTGTGTTAAAAAGCAAATTTTTAATGTTCTTGCATGAAGGACAGTCCTTGCTTTCGCAATCCTCGCAAAGTTGTTTTTGCGAATAGCACTCGTCACAGTCCCAAGTCATTGCATTTTCTCCTCGCCTTGTTTTACAAAGCCTTCATTCAATTCTGGTAAGGATTTTGATTTGTATTTCTCAATGTCCCCGTCAACTCGTTTTTTGCCTTCGGCTATCAAAGTTCCCTGCACTCGAAATAGGCAGCGTCCTAAGTCACGTTTACTATGTACAGCGATTAATTTTTGACACGCAATACACATCATCATTTGTATTTGTTTTGATCCTATCATGTTATTATTACACCCAAACGTTATATAAATCTATCTAATAAAAAAAAAGACGTCTATTTGACGTATGGTTTGATGTATGAGATATAATATGACTGACTGGCTAGTTTCCAGTTCTCATATACACTATCACAAAAATCAAAGTATTGTTCTGATATGTCTTTTGTTACCATACATTACCACTAATAACCATCTATATAAACGTAACTGAAAAAATAAAAAGAAAGTTAGGTTATAATCCTAAGATATTAACCATGACTTTTAGTTGTGCCATTGCAACGCCATACCAGTTCTCTGCCAATGCCTTCCACTCATCTCTGTCGTTTGTGATGGTGGTTATTTCATTTGCTAGGCTCGTATTGTTTGCCTGTAGTGCCAACACTTTGTTGTCCAGTTCTGTTGTGTCAACTGTTACGACTTGTTGTTGTACTTGCAACAAAGTTACGTTTGCGTTAAGCAACTCAATTTCCGTTCTTTGCTCTGCTATCTTCTCAACTGACTTGTTAAAGTTTGCCGTAACATCTGCAAGTGCTATTTGTAAAGCCTTTGCGTCAACGTCCCCGTCGTATGTTGCGACATTGTTGATACCAGTGCTTGTAGTTACCACCTCTAAAGGCTTCGCTACTACTGGCTCTGGTGTCGGTTCAACGTACACTGGTGCGACATACACTGGTTGTGGTGGTGCTACATAGACTGCTTCGGTATGAATAATGTTATATCCCCCCGTAGCCTCGTCAAATAGATACCAACCGTCAGTGTTATCTGCTGTCATGTAATCAGGTAAATTAAATACCAATCCTTCTCCAGCTTCAACTGTATGAGAAAATCCACCACTTAGATTAAACGTGTGTGTTACACTGCCAGTGTTAATTATTGTAAGTTCCCCCTCTTCCATCATTGTGATTTCAAAAGGAAAAGTGTCAACCGTAACACGATCTGGTGTTTCTGCATAAGCAAATCCAATTAGAGTTACAAAGATAACTAGCATAACTACTATTGGTGCTATTGTTGTCATTCCTATCATTACATAGTATGATATATATATCTAATATAAACGTATCGAATTAAACATGTATTGGAATGTCATATCTAACTGCTGTCTCTCTCTTATTTTTTCTTGAAACTGTTTTTGGTCTACGTTTACAGCAAGGACAGTTTTCATTAACTAAGTAAATTTTCTCTATCCATTTGTCGCAACGTCTACATAATACATGTGTTTTGTATGCGTTTCCAAATGGTCTATTATCAGGTATTCTGTCACATAATCCTTTGCAGCCTTTCATAAGTAGTTATACTATGTTAGCCTTAATTAAATGTTTGCATATCTAACGCAAATTTTCTAACAGTTCTTCATCGTATGTATTCATTTCATATCCATTTTCATCTTTGTATTTGCATCTTCTTTCAACTGTTTCTGTCTTATTGTTAAGTTTGAAAGATACATACAATAATATCAATCCTACTGGAGTTAGGAATAATGTAAAAGTTAAAAACAAACCTATAAAGAATAAAGGTATATTCATAATTATGTTATGAACACACCCTATATTAATCTTATTATAGGTCGGGACAAATCTTACGTGTTTGTCCACTATCGACCTGATAGAACGCTAGTTACCTAGTAACATATATACATGACACTACTATATAAAGTAAACACTAATAACAACCGTTCCCTTATCGAGTTATTATTAGGTGGTTTAAGAGGGCTACCTTATTATTCCCGACTTAACGGTGGGTAATCCCTGACAACCAATTATATTAATACACTACCTTATTTATAGGTTTAACTCTCATCTTCTTCTTCTTTTTCTCTTGCTTCTTTGACAGCGTCTTCGGATAAAAATGTAAGTTTCCAAAATGTTTTCTTATCATCAGTAGATATTGATGATTTAGGTAGTTTAGCAAATGCCAACTCAAACCATATTAATAGGGTTTTATAGTCGGTTACAGTAAAGTCAACCATATAATCTCTTTAAATAGGTAGTTTAAATTCTTTTGTATGTACACATTGGTATAGCCCTAGAACGAATTTTGACACGTAATTTGGTTCCACAGCAAGGACAGTGTATTCCTTCCCATTTTACAAACAATGCACATAATGTACATCTCTTACCACCATGTATATACATTCTATTACCATGTGGTGCTCTATATCTCTGACATACTCCTTTACAATGATGCATAATAAACTATATATTTGTCGTAATATAAGTGTTATAATGGAAGAAAAGTCCTTTAATGAGCCAAAAGAGGTAAAAAAACCTGTTAAAAAATGCTTGTGTACCCCTGAAATTGGTAAACACCCAAAATGTCCTGAACATAGTCTATAACACAATCTGACATAATTTTAACAATATTAGACAAAGTTTATTAACTAACAAATTACTGATATATCATGGGTATTAGAGATTCTCTTAGTGGATTAAGAAAAGCACTAACCCCAGTAAACAAAGGATACACTGATGCTACGACTAGACCTAGTATAGCACAACCTTATATGAGTACCGATACAGGTGCCAAACTACCAATTTTCCCATTCCCACTCATTATGATCTATGAGTTGGCAGATAACATTGATGCTATTAGAATTCCTATTGAGACACTTAACCGTGAGATGTTTAAGAACGGTTTTGAGATAGTAGAGAGATTCAAATACAAATGTGAAAACTGTGCAAAGACATTCCAATATGCACCAAACATTCACGATGAAAGTGAAGACAAAATAGATATGAAAAAAGTACAGTGTGATTCATGTGGAAGTTATGATATGAGAAGACCTGTACCAGAACACAGAAAGATTCTTGAAGACATTATGAGCAAGCCTGTAAATGGAAACATGCAAAACATGGAAGACCTTTCAAGACAGTTGGAAAGGGATTTGGAGATTGCAGATAACGCTTACATGTTATTGTTAAAGAATTATTTTATTGATGATATATCAGGAGAAATAGATCCACATAAAACTGAGATTAAAGAACTTTTAAGAATTGATCCACCACAAGTTGCAATGATTGCTGACTCTGATGGTAGAATAGGTTATGATGATAAGAGACAAAAGATTTGGGTATGTCCTAGATTTGAACACAGAGATAAGAGACAATACACTGACAGATGTGATATATGTAACGCTAAATGCCTAAAGGCAATAATTGAAGTAAACTCTGTATATTCTATAGGTATTCCACACCCAAAGAGAGTAATTTACGGTGAAGGTGAAGTTATTTGGAAAGCAGGTAAATACAAACCAAGTTTAATTTATGGTCTATCTCCTATATTCGCTATATGGAGTAAGGCAATGTCATTGTCACACATGGACGAATATGTCAGAAAATACTTTGATAAAATGCGACCACCACGAGGATTACTTGTTGTTGCATCAAGAAACTACGAGACATTCAGAAAATCATGGGACGCATTAGAACAAAAAGCAACTGAAGATCCATACATGATACACCCACTTATGGTTGAATCTGACAAAGGTGGAAAGAACATGGCTAACTGGATAGACTTTACTGGTTCATTACAAGAGTTACAATTCATTGAAGTAAGAAAAGAGTTAAGACAAATCATTGGTGCAGTATATGGTGTACTTCCATTATACTACGGAGAGATGGTAGGTGGTTGGTCACAAGAAGGATTACAAGTTACAATTACAAACAGAGCAGTTAAATGGGGACAGGATATTTTATACAAATCATTCTTTAAGAAATTTGCAGAAGTCATGGGAGTTGACGATTGGGATCTTAAACTTGTAGCAGGAGAAGAGAACGACAAACTTTCAGAACTACAAAGAGAAGGTGTAGAGATTGACAACATGGCAAAACTACAACAGATGGGATTCAAAATAGAAAGAACCCACACTGGAGAATACAATATATCTAAAGAGGTTCAGGAATATGAAAACGAGGAACTTAAAAACGGTAGAGGCAGGTCAACTGCTGCACCTGAAGAGGGAAGACAAAACGCACAAGGCGAACATGTTGAAAGTAGACCTTCTGACATGGGAGGAGTTGCACAAGGACACCCTTCATCTGGTAGTGGAACATCAATGTCACAAAAGAATTTCCCTAATGGTATAACACCAACTAACTTTGACGTAGTAAAGAAAACATTGCAAACAGCAATGGACTTTGGTTGGAAAAAGACAAAGACCGTTGAAGAGTTAAGAAAATATGCAGGTATGACAGTAAGAAATGCAAGAGATATAGTTAACGAAGAGTTTGGTCATATACAAAGATGGGACGATGAACAAAATGACTAAAAAGTTCCATAAATGTGACGACAGTTGTAAACACCCAGATGAAAAGCCTAAAGTTGCAAAACCTAAAGTTGCAAAACCTAAAAAATTAGATGAATGGGATATATATTTAGGACGTATTGTTGATTTGTTAGATATTAAAAAAGACAACAGGTCACTTGGAATACTAATGGAGTGTTTAAGAAACATGGAGAATAGGGACAAATAGTGGCAGAAAAAGTTAAAATAGACTCTGGACAAACAAAAATTGGTAGTAAAATTGTAGATATACATCAAAAAAATGAATATACAAGAGTGAACAACTATAAAGAAGGAATGTGTTTTAGTTGCTTTGGTAACGGTATTCCAGTAGGTGCAGGTGTAAACGACATTTGTGGTGACTGTGCAGGTAAAAAAGGCAGAGAAACCATTCTAGTCCCAATTAAAGAGATTGTTTATGGCATGTGTCATTTCTGTGGAGAATATAAACATGGCATGGAACAAATAAACGCAAGACTTTGTCAAAAGTGTCACAGAAAGGTTTCAAATATAATGAAATCATACAATGCAAAAGGTGGAATGTTTGAAGTTGATCCGTTTTGGAAGAGTATGAGAAGAAAACACGGAAAAGACTGGCAACACATACTGGGTAAAAATTTAGGTAACAAACGTTAGTTTTTTAACACAAAATTTATTCTATTATTTTCAAAATCATAATATCTGTTGTCATAATCAACCATTCTAGTTTCCATATTATTACCATCGTTAATATATTTGTCAACTCTCCATCTAAGTTCTGGTTTTCTTAAAAATCTTGGAAATATATCAATAAACATCTTTTTAGGGTTAAATTTGATCTTATCATGCAATATAAGCTTAGTTTCATCAGTTATGTACTCTTCTACAGTTGCATTTCTAAAATGAACCAAAGATTTTTGCAAATATGGCTTTTCTATGAGGTCATTTGTGTCAGTTACCACCCATAATTTAGTTTTTTGATGGATATACATGTCTATTATCTTAATTGTTTTGAATTTTTCATTGAAATTATCCTTGTTAAATAACTCAAATTCTTCATAATTATTGTATAAATATATGGAAGAAGCCATAATATTCATATATATCACCCATTAATAAATCAACCGATATAAATAAAAAGCATAAATATTATTAATTAATATGCTTGAATTGTTAGATTCAATATATGAAGAAGTAGTTATGGCTATTGCTCTTGGTACAGGGGCAGCAGTAGTCACATATTTTAAAAAAGTACAAAAAACACAGAAAAGTCTATGTGAGACAGTAGAAAGATTACAAAAAACCATTATTATTTTAGCTAAAGCAGTTGATAGGCAGTCAAATAGATTACACCCAGAAGAGGCAAAATCAGATCTTGACGACCTAGTCAAGGAATTACTCGACAAATGAGTAGTAATAGTTAAATATAGATGGATTGTCTTTCATTTATGGTAGATCCATTACTCGTGGTAGTAATCGCAACAGTATCTGGTGCAATCTTAAACACCATAAGAGGATTTCTAGGTTCTGAAAGTTCCTATGATATTAAGAAATTCTTTGGTGCAGTAATTGTTTCAGGCTTTGCAGGTATTGCTATAGCACAAACAATAGGATTATCAGGCATAGACACATTAGGTCTAGCATTGATAGGTCTTACAGCAGGTTTCTCTGTAGATTATGCTGTTTCAAAAGCCAAAAAATTAACAGAGGACTAAAAAACCTCTAGTTTTTACTTTTTTATCATAATATTTATTAACCTTGTTACGTTCAATTTATATATGACAATTTATGGTTTCCATAAGCTTACAAGTACGTTAAAAAGCATGGAAGGTATATCTTCAGATGAAAGATACTTTGAAGGTCTTTTGACTGTTCAAATGAAAGATAAGCAAGGTGAAGTTACCATAGTTGATGAGTTATACAAGGTATTGCCTGTATGGATAGACAGAGGAGCACCAATCAGTGATACTCACTCTAACAGAATTGTAGGCAAAGGTATCAATTATTCTAGAACAACTGTAAAAAATGGTGAGGGTCATGAGTTACCTGCAATTAAAATAACTGGTAAAATTTTCAAGAATTATGAATTAGATAATGTTATTTGGAATAAAATTAAAAATAATGAATACAAGGGATTGTCATTTGGTGGTGCAACGAGATCAGCAAGATCCCCAATTAAAATGAAAGACGGAAGTACTGCTTATGCATTAAGTGATCTTGAACATTATGAAGTTGCTGTATGTGCAGATCCTGCAGTACCAATGGCTATCATTACTGATTTTAATCAGATTGCTAAAGCAAATTTTAACTCATCTGTTAGAGATGATGGTAAGATGGTAATTCAATGTGACAAGATGGGTTGTTATGTCAATAAAACTGGAGGAGGAGATCTCTTAACTGTTATGGAAGGTGACAAACCAGAAAATTATAATGAAGTTGAGGCAGGAAAACAACGTGGTAGAGCCATTGATAAAACTGAACCAACAGGTTTAACTGCTAGACAATTAAAATTATGGAAAGAAATACAGGAAGATGATAAAGAAGATTCTGATAATCAATATTATAATAAATTTATGGAGAAAAAAGAGATGTTGGACGCAACATTAGGTAATAAGGAAGAGAAACGCCCAACACAACCTGAAAGTGATATGAGAGAAACTGAAACATCAGGTTATACACCAGATCTAGAAAAAGCTATTGAAATTATTAATAAAGCAGGATATAGAGTTGATACTGAAGATAGAAATAATGGTACAGAAATCAATGATACAAAAAGAGAAATACCTGAAAAGAAACTTCCAATAAAAGGATCACTATCACAAGAACTTCCAACTCAAATTCAACAAGCAGATCTAAACGAATCACAAACATTTGAACAAAAAGTACAAGCATTGATGGCAGAAGGTAAGTCAAGAGAATCAGCAGAAAAGATTGTTGGTTCATTTGTACACAAGGTCGAAGCAAGTTCAGGCTCAGGTGGTGCAGGTATTGGTGGAGCAAATATGACTAACGGTGGAACTTTAACAACACAAACTGGTGGTGCAAATAACCCAATACATAATAATAAATGTCAATGTGATAAATGTAGAAGTAAGGGATTAGAAAAAGCAAAAGGAGATTATTGTCCTAACTGTGGAAAACATAAAAAACTTGGTGTTGCAGATAATGGAAGGGATATGGGTGATATGACATCTATGGGTGGAGCCTGTCCTAATTGTGGTCATGGTTTTAAAGATCCAAGAAAACCTAAAGCAGCAGATATTAGTAATACTGGTTCAGGTGGAACAACAGAAGGAGCATTTAATCAAGATGCACCTAACGCACAAAGATTGAATAACAAAGCAGATGATGTAGATTTAGATAAAATTATTGAAGAAGAGACTGAAAATATTAAAGGTAAGAAAGGTGGAGGTGGACATAGATCACTTGCTACAAGATTAACATCTGGACAAAATGCTAAAAAGAAGGCAGATGATGAGGAAGACGAAGAAGTAGCAGCACCACAAGAGGTTGAAGAAGAAAGACCTGAATGGGATTGGTTAATGAATAGACATAAATCAAAGGCAATTAGAGAGGTAAACAAGGTTCATGCTTTATTAAAATTAAACAAAGTAAGAGTAAAAGCATGTAAAAACTGTGGTTTAAAAGCAAGAGGAATGAGAAATGAAGGAGATACACTTCCAGTGTATAGAAGTAGAAAAACAAGAAAGCAAGATAAAGTAGTTCGAGATGCATATAGTAATATGAGGTTTGAAGATGGTTTTGAAGATGGAAGTAATTATGAAAACAAAGATTCAGAGGGTAAAAAACCAAGATCACTACCAAAACATGATAAAGATCCTAATTTTTACTCAGATTCATCAGTTGAAATAGATGGTAGATCTAGTCCTAAACCTCCAAGAGATCGTGATGATAGAGATGATAATAATGATCCACCAACTCCAAAGATACGTTACAGTAGAGGTGGAGATACTGCTGCAAGACAACTTAAAATGTCATTAGATGAACTCAATAAAAAAAAAGCTATGACATATAGAAAAACAAGAGGTAACGTAGAAATGAAATATCCAACAGTAGGTGAAGAAGTATGGGATTCAAAACAACAAAAACGTGTTAAAGAAACCAAGACACCAAAAAGAACAATGGCATTAGAAAAAGCATTATATGAACTTAAAAAACTACAAATTTCAGGTGGTTTAGGCTCAAGAGGTCTAGGATCAGATCATGGACATACTCAAGGCTCAGGCGACAGTACTCAAGTAACATTAGTACAACCAAGACCTGAAGATGATAGGGTACAATCAAAAAGAACAACACAAGAACCTAAAGTTGTAAAAAAGATAAGAGCAAACAGAGGTGTAGGAGCATTTGGTAGTGATTTACCTGATGGATCTAAAAATGAAGCACCTGTTGCCGATGAAAATACCAGATATATTGATCATAATGGAAAAGCTTGGAAAACACAGGCAGAAGCAGATGCAGTTCCTGCAAGAAAACGTATGAATAGAAGACTAGCACGTGATAGAAGAAATGCTTATAGAGCAGATACTAGACAAACTATAGGCGATAGACTAAAAGAATAACAATATAAATGTTCCCACAATCTTTATAAACCCTGTTATATGTAATTCAATATACATGACTTTAGAAGAACTTAGAAAAGAAGATCATGAAGACGAGAAAGACGAAGAAGAAGAAGAAGAATATGAATCAAAAGAAAAATCTTTTGACGAAGCTTTAATTGAAACTTTGTCTACTCTAACTGAGCACGTAAAAGCTCTGTCAGATTCTCAAGCAAATCTCGAAGAACGAGTTGAAAAAGCTCTCTTTGAAGAACCAAAAACACAGTTAAATATCAAACCAAAAGAATCAGATTCTGAGGACATTGGTGCTGATGTAACTGTACCAGATACATTACAATCCAATTCTGTGCAAGCAGGATTAGATGACGATAAATCTGGTCAAGATAAACCTGAAAGTGATGATTCAGGATTAGCTATGCAACAAAAAGCTAATTTCAATTTCACCACTGAAACACCAAGACCAAGTGCTTCTGTTGAAAACATAAACAAATCTGCTGACGTAGAATTGAATATGGTTTTGAAAGACGCAAGAAGTCAAGGTTATGAAGGTCTATCCCATGTTGCAAAAAGAATCTTAGCAGGCGATTATGGAAGCCCAGAAACGACACAACAAAACGGAGGGTATTATTAAAATGCCTAAAATCCAAACAATCGACGAACTTGAAGCACTCTATTATGGATATAATAGAAACCTCATCAGAAAAGCTGACGCTCCAATCACAACATCAACTGCAGGCACTTTTAATGCCGTATTTGGTGCTTATGCATGGGCTCAACTTAACTTAGAGGCAAACGCTTTCGGTATTCTACCAAAAGTCCCTTGGGACAAATCTGGTTGGAGGGTTATTACTGACAAAGCTGTCCTTAATACCACAAACTCTAATACAGTATTAGGTGGAACTGCAGAAGGTGGATTAATTGCTGAAACAACCAAACCTCAACTTAAAGAGATTGATGTAAAACCAAAAACAGCTCAGTTGCCATTCAGTGCATCTGAAGTAATGGAATGGCTTGCAACACACTCTAAAGATGATATTTGGGGAGGCTTAGGTAGTCTTAGACTATTTATGGCTGTACAGCATAAAGAATTCCTCAATAGAGCATTGCTAAAAGATTCAGAGGTTGGTGCAGCAGCAGGTGGTGCCTTCGCAGGCACACTGGACTTTGAGTCACTAGACAGAATTATTTCTTCAAACGCTGAAGAAACAGTTGTCGGTGGTGCAGGTTCAAAACACTACAATCCTTGGGCAGCAAGTGCTGATATCAATAGAGATACCAACGCAATGCCTGAATTTGATTGTACTGTAGAATCCGCTGGTGGAGCAATAGGAACAGATGGTGTTCTTACCGATGATACATTACGAACTTTCCTTAGAAAGATCCGTATTGCAGCAGGTAAAGATCCAAACGTATTCTTAGGTTCCCACGAAGTTTATTCCGAAATCCAAGGCTTGTATATGCCTTCTGTAAGAGTTGCAAACCCTTACGGTGAGAGCTTAGTACAAATCGACGTAAACGGAATCCAAACTTTCAAAGGCACTGGAGTAGGTATTCACGTAGATTCTATCTATGGAGTCCCATTCATTCCAACAAAAGATGCACCGTCATACGGTAACACTGAAGTTGGAAGACTATTTGCATTAGATACATCTGATGCAGAAGGTTATGGTTATCCAAGAATCGGAATCCAAGTAGCAATTCCTACCGAATATTACGAAGCAACCCGAAGAACTCCTGCATATCCATTTGTCAACAATGCATTTGTTGAGAAAGGTGTATACAGAACTATGGGTGAAACTGTATGTCGTCACTTCAAATCTCAAGGCAAGATCAGAGATATTAAACTCTAGTCAAACCAAAATCCAATTTTTTACTTTTTTAGATATATATCAAGTAACTCCCTAAACTAAGAATATATTTATAGGTTTAACCCATTATTTTAATATGAAGTATGCTGTTATAATCCTTGTATTTATGGTTTTGTTCATGAATGTACCTTTAAATTCATTTGCAGAAAATGGGGAATATAGTAAATATAATTCATTAAAATTAAGACATGCTACTAATCCTCATGTTTGTTTGTTTGAGGTCAATCCTGAGTTATATGATTGGTATAAGTTAAAATACATAACAATATCTGCAATAGAAGAATGGATATTAAAATTAGAATATGTTTATCCTAACGGTAGTTGGGCTGTTCTTGTAGAAACAATACCTTGGGAAGACCATAAAACTGCAAGTGCATTAGATTATCCTCAATGTAATATTATGATAAATTATGAAAAAACATCAAACAGTAAAACATTAGGAAACACAGGTTTAAATTTTAATGCATCTTGGCATAAATTTATGTTCATCAATGTATTTTTAGAAAGTCAAAAAAACATAACTAAGATTGTTATAGGTGATGATATATCTACATCTACAGTTAACATGGTGCAAGAAAGTTATCCTTTATCAGAGAACACAATAAAAAATATCATAGTGCATGAATTTGGACATGGTTTAGGTTTGGCACATTTTAACTTAAACAGGTCAATGCAAGGTTACACACAATCTGTAATGGCACCAACAATAAGTCCATTTGATGAAAATCAGATTTTATCTGTCACATATCTAGATTTAGTCATGATTGGTAAAATATATGGAGAAAATGGTTGGAATAAACCAGTACCAGTATTCCATATTAAAGGGTGTTATATATCAGATAGTTATATTTTTAGATGTTATTAAAGTATATATAATAGTCTTTTTTATATAAGTTGATGGCAATAACAATCGCACAAAATGCCTTACATAAAAGTCTTTCAGGCAAGACACTATCTATACAAAGTGAGCTGACATCAAAATTGAAATCAGTAGTAGTAGATATAACCTATGCAGCAGGTGATAACTATGCTACAAACGGTAATGTCGTAGATCTTTCATTAGGTAGTAGAATCGGTACTGTTATCGGAGCACAAATCTTCGATGGCAATAAAGGTTTACTTTTGCAATATGTTCCTTCTGCAACAAATGCAGCAGCAACAGGTAAGATTAAATGTTATGGTGAAGATCATACTGCCAAAGGTTCAGCAGCAAGAGCATTTGCAGAATTAGCAAACGCATCAACTGCAACAAACAGTATGACCTGTAAAATCCGAGTACTAGGTTTCTAGTCTCTTTTTTTCTATTTTTTATAAAGTTAATTAACTTAATTAAGCTAAGTTAGCTAACTTTACATACGTTAGCTAACAGTTAATTAATACTATGTATTTCTATAGTTGATAAAGTTTATATAATTCCTCATATATGATATAATATGGGTACAGAGAATCATAATGTTGTTTCCTTCAATGCTAATACTTTGGCAAAAGGATCTCATGGTGTCATAGTCGCTATATATTGTACTAAGGAACATGCAGGAGCAAAATTAGAAGTAATTAATGGTACTAATGCAGCAGGCACAGTTGAATTTGAGGTATTTGGATCATCAACTCAATCAGTCTTTAACATAAATAGACGTTTAGAAGATGGTATTTTCCTAAAAGTGACTAATGCAGCCGAATGGATAGTAGTTTTCAAATAGAAAATTTAAATACAAAGTAACCTTTATAAAACTATGGTCACATACTGTACAGTAGCCGATGTTTCTGATTTTCTTCGTGTTCCAATCACTGCTACTACTACTCCAAATAAGGCTCAGGTCGAGAAAATTATCCTCAGGAAAGAGAAAGAACTTGACAGAAGAATAGGACACCATTTTGGAGGAGTTATATCATCAGGTAAGGAAATTCATGATTTACCATTATTATATTCTTATGGTTGGGGTTCACCAATATTTTTAAAACATAGACAGATTGCAGATTTAGATCCCGATGAAGGAGATAAAATAGAAATATGGACAGGTGACAGTTATATTGATCATACAAATGATACAGGAGTTCATAACCTTGAAGGGGAGTATGGAAAGTTATATTTTCGTGGTTATATATTTACAATTATGAGAAAGAACAGAATAAGAGTAACATATCGTTATGGAGATCCAACGGTTCCTTATGATATACAAGACGCATGTATTAAACTAACAGCAATAGATTTGATCAACTCTAGTTTCAGAATGGATATTCTACCAACTGGTGCAAACGGTGTAGACATATCTGCATCTAAGTCAGATTGGAGAGCTGATATTGAAAACTGTATAGACAATCGACAAGAAATATTCTTTATACCTTAGTATGGTAAGAATTAAAGGATCTAGAAGAGGTGATAGATCTCTTACTTCTAAAACAAAAAAAGTAATGCATGCAAGATTAATTGGAAGTAAAATAAATTCATTGGTAGATCAAACAAATCAAGATATATTAGAAATGTTTAGAGGACAAGGTTTGGATTATGTACCATTTAAATTAGAATATAATACATATTCAGTTCGTGGATCTTATAATAATTTATATGATCCTACTAAAACCCCTTATAAAAAAGATGGAACAGAAGGGGAAGTATGGAAATCAGTAAAAAATGTAACTTTAAATCTTGATTCAAAATTTCTTGAGTATTATTTTCAGGATAAAATAGGATATGATTCTTGGCTTTCTAGTAATCACCCTCAAATATCACGGGCTCATTGGAAACATGTTAAGTTAGACCACCCTGATAGTCCACAATATGAATCATTAAAAAAACAATATCATGCAGAAGTTCCACATCAATTACAACGACCAGATATATTACCTAATAAAATCAAAACAAAAAGTGGAAGAATTGATCAAAAAGCATCAACCATTTTAGGGTATGTTAGAGAAAAGCAAAGTACTACAGAACATGGACAAAAAGATTTCAAATCATTTACTGGTAGAGATGTTGAAAAGTTTTTTGAAGGAGAAGGTTTTTTATTCAAAGGTAATATAAAATCTTATTTAGATGAAAATAGTGATGAAAGAATACAAAGTGTATTAACAGCAGCATTGGAAAAGTTTAATGAGGCATTTCTAAATCTTGATCTAACAGAAACAGTTGCTTCAAAAGAAGAGATAGAATCTCAGAAAAAAACATCTGACAAACATAAAGAATTTTTAAGTGAGATTGATGAGATAAAACAACAACAGATAAAAACACCTAAATTTCCAAATATAAACAATATTAGAGACTGGTTTATTAGAACAGGTATTTTCAAATCTTATAAATTTGATGATTTCTTAAATATTAAAACAGTAAAAGGAAGAATGAATTTTATAGACAGATCAGTGTTTTTGATAGCAAATGGAGTATATGCTAATGCTTTAGGACAGAATACAGCAAGTTGGAGTGGTAAATATAAACAAAATGCAGGTGCTAAAATACCTATATCTAAGGCAAGAAAAAATAAAAGACAAGTAAAATCAGATTTGTATAAAGAACGTGGGGATAGATCCAAATATCAAACAGAAAGACAGATTAAATATGAAGTTTGGAGAAAAGCAAATACTACTATTGCTCGTGGTTGGTATAATAGATATGATAAGGGTAGAAGAAAAAAACCTACGAGTAGTCGTACTGACGACCGTGTATAAAGACAAACTTAATAACTTTGTAAAATCTATATAAAGTATGGGTAATTCCAACATGTATCAAAGTGCAGAAACTGCAAAGAATCTTATTGTAGATAATTGGACTTTATCATCTCAACCAGATATAACTTTCGTATGGGAAGAAAGAACCACTGGTTTTATGGACGATAGGCGTGATTTCATATTAGTGACTCCTACCAATGAAGATCCACAATATTTTGGTCTACATGGTGAAGATTTTCTACATACTATTTATGTTAAAATAGAGGTACATTCATTTAAAAATCTACAACATCATGAAAATTTGGTAGATGAAGTGTTTAGAATAGTGAAAGCAAACATACGAGGAACTGATTATGTGGATCTAATGTTAACCCAATCTAACCATGATAATGATTTATATAGGAATATTTATAGGCATACCATCGTTATGAAGTACAGAAAACTTAATCCATAATATTTATAAGGTAATAGTTTAAATAATATCATGGTACGAACTGGTGCTCATGTATATGTAAAATACGGCTGGGAAGGAGACACTTACGGTGTTTTAGACGCAACTGGTTCAGGTCAAGTAGCAGATAAAAAATTCGGTCTTCAAGACAAAATGTCTAGTCTTACACTCACAAATAATAAAGTTAATTTAGCTAAACTTAATCAAAATACAGTAGATAAATTTGCATACGGTCAACAACAAGGATCTGCTTCAATGTCATTTACACTTTCAAGCCCGTGGATAATTGGTTCAATTTTAGGATCTCCAACTAAAGCAGGTACAACACCATTTACATATACATATCCTGCAAGTGCAGGACTACCTAAGACAGCTAGAACAATTCAAATAGAAGTTGGTTATGACGGATTATCAGCAGATATAGTCAGAACATTAAAAGGTGGAATTGTAGGATCACTTTCCATAAGTGCTTCAGTAGGTGGATTAGTAGACTGTAGTGCAGATATTACTTACGGTATAGAAACAGCACCATCAACAACCTTGACAGCAACACCTACAAAACCAGCAGAAGAATTTCCATATACATTCGCTCACGCAGAGTTATATTTTGCAGGAGCATTAGTTGCACAGTGTCAAGATGCAAGTTTAAGTCTTACACAAAATGCAGAACTACTTTATGGTTTAGGTAGTCATTCAGGTGCAGCAGCATACAAACGAGTCTTGGATATAACTGGTTCATTCAAAGCCTCATGGTTAAATAAAAATTTACTAGATGATTTACTTGCACAGATAGCAGCAGTTCCTCAAGAAACAGTTGGTGGAGGAGCAACAGAATTTAGATTAACATTTGAAAAATCTTCTGCTGAAAAAATAGTAATAACCTTGACAGGATTGGCAATAAATGATCATGGTGTCTCAGGTCTTGAACCAGTAGAACCAGTATTTGAAGACATTAGTTGGACAGCAAAGACCATATCTGTAGTAGCAACCTCTGCAGCAACAGCAGAACAATAACACTTTAATATAACAATTATACACAATATATATGATTAAATCGTTTGAGATCCCGTGGGACAATAATACAAAAGAAACTGTATCATACGAAGATGATATTACATTTGGTGAATTAGAAGCAATTCTAAATCAATGTTTAGATATGACTCAGGTAAATGAACCTAAGGTTAACTTGCCACTTTATAGACAGTTAATATTAACAGCAGTAATTACAAAAGCACCTTTTAAAGTAAAAGAAGTTGCTTCAATTAGAAATCTTAAATCAAGTGTAGCAAAGACCATCATGAAGGAGGTCATGAAAGACTACCCTTTAGCGAAATATTTGGAAGAGTGGGTGGAGACTTTCGTGGGACAGGATATAGCAGAGGCACAGGAAATCTCTACTACTTCTTCGCAAGGGAATACGGTTGGACGAAAGACCAAGTCGACTCGCAGCCAATAGGCTATCTTAATACAATTATATCTGAATATAAAGACGAACAACGTAAAGAACGTGTAAATTTAAATAGATCTAAGTAATAGGTTATATATCATGGTAACAGAAATTTCATTTGAGCAAGAGAAAGAACTTATTGAACTTGAAGCAAGAAAAAAAATAGAGGTTGCAACATCACAATCAAAGATTTATATGTTACAAAAACAAGGTGCTTTACAAACTGACCATGCTTTGAAAGGTCAAAGACGTATGCTAGAAGTTATGACTAAATCTATGGGTGGTGGTGGAGTTCTTGGAACAGCAATGGCAATGTTACAATCTGTAGGTGGAATGGGATTCCAAAACATGAAAGATAAACAAGCATTAGCAAATCAAGGTGGACAATTTCATAAAGATCCTGCAGAACGTAAAAGATTTGGTATGTTACAACAAAGTGGAACTGTTGGTGTGTTTTCAAAATTAGATAAAATATTTGAGAAAAATTTTGGTGGTGATTCTAAATGGAATAAGATGTTTGCTGGAAGAGGTAAAATGGCAGCAGTAGGAATGGGAATAGGTGCTGCAGGAGCAGGAATAGGATTAGGTGCTAAAATCATTGATTCATCTCCGTTAATGCAACAGATGTTAAAATTACTTAACTTTGGTATTATGCTTGTACTTAGACCTATAGGTGACTTTTTCGGCATGCTCATGCGACCAATATTAATATTGTTGTTACGAAAGTTTATCATACCATTTTATCAAACTGTATATCCGTGGTTCTTAAATGCTGCAAATCAATTAAATAATTCAACCAAAGCTATTGAAGATATAGGAGAGGGTATTGTTAAATCAGTAGAAACAAGTGGTAAGTTTATTGTTGGAAAACTTGATCCTACACTTACTCCAAATAAAACTCCAATAGGAACACCAGATGGAACAACTAAAGTAGGGTTAAAAATTCAATCTCTTACAGATATTATTACTAAAAGATTTCCAAAGGCATTTGCTGCTACTGCTACTCCTACTCCTACTCCTAAAGTTAAAACTCCTACTCCTAAAGTTAAAACTCCTATAACAGGAGCACAGGGTAAGTCAATTCTTAAACAAGCAGGTTTAGGTACTAAAACTTTAACAGGAGCACAGGGTAAGGCAGCAATTAATGCAGCTACTAAACCACCACCAACTTTGCCTAAAACTACAAAACCAAGAACCCCGTGGTTAAATACAAAAGTACCTAGTCCTGCACCCGTTATCAAGGCATCTACAAAAGCTGTTAATGTTGCACTTAAAAGTATAAAGGCAGTAGATGCTGTTATGAGTTTACCTGCACAACTTGCAGTAAAAGTTGGTAAAGGTGGTCTTAAATTAGCAGATAAAGCTATTGCAGCAGCCAATGCAGTGTCTCTTGGAACTAATGCTAAAGTAGCAAATGTAGCTAAAAGTGCTGCTAGCCCTATAACAAAACCAGTTGCAGGTGCAGCAACAAAAGCAGTAAGTAAAATAGCAGCCACAACAACAGCAAAAATAGCAACAAGAGCTATACCTATAGTAGGTCAAGTGTTATTGGGAATAGACGCATTAGGAACTGCAATACAAGCCATAGCACCTGATCATTACAAATCTTTTAACAAGGGTGTTCGTGAAGGTGGATCAGCAATAGGTATTCCTGATTGGTTGACTGAAGGTGCTTTAGACTTTGTAGGATTTGGTGAACAGTCAACAGGTCAACAGTTAGTCGGTTTAGCTGAAACATTAGCAGCACCAGTTACAGGAGGAAGGAATAATAGTGGTAGAAGACATGCATTTGGTGGAATGATAAGTGAAGAGGTTAGAGGTTTCGGTAAATCAGGTAGAAGATATGTATTTGGAGAAGGAGGATCTGAAATGGTTACACCTATGTCTAAAATGGGAAGACGTAGTGGTGGAGGTGACTCAGGCGTAACAGTAAACGTAACAGTTAATGGTAACATATACTCAGATAGAGATATGCTTAAATTTCAAAGAACAATAATGAAAGCAATAGAGACAAGTAGTACGAGGAAGGCTAAATTATGACTGATATAATGATAGAGTTGTATAAGATTCACCCTGAATCATATCTTCCTCAAGGTGGCACAACTCAAACAAATACTTATAGAATAGATAGATTTCAAGCTAAAACATTTGAAACTATAGGGATAGATTTAAACACACCCATATCACCTATGCCATTACCTGAAGATAAATCAACAGAAAATATATTGGTAAAAATGGAAGGTAACTCACAACAGATAAGATTTGGTTGTAAATTTGATTCTAACTTGGTCACATTAGCTAATGTAACTGGTATAGCATTAGATGAAATATTGGAAGAAGATGATCATATAGACGTTGATAAGTATGATAATAATGGAACTGAAACTGATTATGTTTATGTTGACCAAGTTGAAGCCAATAATATAAAGTTAGTAGATTCTTTTCTTAGTAACTTTGAATCAAGATCAATTACAGATACATTTCTATTAAGAATTATAGACACTACCACTGACTCAATATTTTATGAAGGTGCAGGATCTATACAATCAATCTCAACATCTGTAGATTCAGGTTCTCCTGTAGTATGGACTGTTAATGTAGACTATTTAGTAGGAAATGTAATGTCAATATATGATGCAGATACTCCTGAAATGGTAACAGGTTTAGAGATAAGTAGTCCTGCATCAGGAAGTATAAGATATAGATGGACTGATCCTGTAAGATCAGGTGGAACTAATATTATATCATTTTCTTTGGGTTATCAAAAAGTTGGTGATGCTGTTACAAGTTATCATAAAGTTACGCAGGCTGCTGCAACTGCTAGTATAACAAATGGTAAATATCAATTTACTGCAACATCATTAACAGGTCAATATTATGTCTTCATAGTTGCTAAAAATACAGGTGGTTCAGGCATACGTTCAGAGAGAGTAAGAGTTGATTCTACTTGAAATCTTTTGCTAAACTTGTTAAAGAAGACACTCAAGATATTGGAGGTTCTGATGTAAGAGTAGTATCCACTGTTCCTATGGATCATGCAGAAATAGCAAGAGATGGGTTAAGAGCAGTAGATTCTGGTATATTCAAAGTTCCTTCAAGAATATCATCACTTATAGGAGATGAATATAAATACATACAAGACGTAGCAGATGCAACACATTTGAGAGGTGCTTATTTGTTTCAAGGCTCATGTCTTGATGAAAGTGGATATAACAATGATCCTGTAAATCAAACACATAGTACTTTATCTGGATTTACAGATTATGATGGATTGGATTATACTTTAACTACAACTGCAAATAATAAATTCAAAGGATTTTACGGTGCTACTGCAACAAGTAATGGTAAAGGTGCTATAATTCCAAACAAGTTTCTTAAAGACGGTACTACCAATACATTAGATTTCTCAGGAGATTTTGATATATTTTGTTGGGTTGAACCAGAAGACGGTGAACAAGGTGGAGTTATATTTTCAAAAATTAATAGTTCTGGTGAAGGCATAACAATTAAATTAGGTATGACTTCTAATCAATTTTATGCAATCGCAACCATTGAGAATACTACTTCAGGAGTAGGATCTAAATCATTTTCTACTTCAGGTAGTGATGGTGGCTCTGCATCATACTGTCAAGCTGATACACCATGTCTTGTGAGATTACAAAGAAAAGGTATAACATTTAATTTATGGTTAGTTAATGGTTCAGAGAGTATTCCTTTTGGAGCACCCAATGGAACTTATACTGGAACTGCTTCATATCCAAAATCATCAGGCTCTTTTTCAGTTCCAACTGATGCAACTATAGGATCAAAAGCATCAGCATGGAGTACTAATACTGTTACATCAACAAATAGTAAATTTGAAGGAAAATTATATTCTATAAGAATATATTCTAATGTACTTGACTCAGAAAGTTCCAAACAAATATTTTCATCAAGACCTATACCTTTGATCATGAAACTTGCAGGAACAGTATGGAAAATAGAATCTAGTATAGATCAAAAGAAAATATATGTAAAAGGATTTGGTAAAGTCATAATAGATTCAGTTATAAGTGATATAATATTACCTAGTGGAAGTACTTATGTTACTGGTGAATGGTATAGAAATTTAAGTCCTGCAACAAGTCCAAGTAGATCTGGTAAAACTTTCACTATTTGTTCCTCTGTAGAAATTATAAGATCAATATTTGCTCACCTTAATCAAACACTTATAAATTCACCTAATTTTAAATTAAGTGTAAGAGATCTAACTTCAGTATCAAATACAATAAACTCTTATGAAGGATCAGGTAATTTCTTAGAAATTATTAATCAGTTAATGACTATAGTAGATAAATCATTTTATGTATCACCAAGAGGTAAATGTATTATAGAAGATAATGATATTGATTTAACTGATACATTGAAATTTGGTAAACTATATGATGTAACTGCTGATGGATATGATGATAGTATGACTGTAAACGATTTATATGTATCAACCAGAATATCAGGTAGTTTTAATATAATACACGATTCTGATACAACTTCTATTAATCTTATAGGATTATACTCAAAAAGAATATTTACACCACAAATTACTGATGCAGCAGCAGCAATAATTTTTAGAAATAAATTTCTTACAAAACATGCAGTTATTAATACCAGATATACTATAGTTGCTCCTGCTTTGATAGATTTTGTTAGAGAGAATTTCAAGGTAAAGGTAACAAATACCACTAAAAATCTTGATGTCAGTACCACAATAAAATCAATAACTTGGACTTACCCAGAAGGTAAAACAACCATAGAGACAGGTGACTTCCTATTGGACGCATTTGATATTGAAAAGACCTCAGCAGAGGCAATCAGTAACCTAGTCACAGATACCAATTTGAACCCATAATAAAGATTACTGTCTTATTCAAAGACAATAATATTTAAATACTTCAATATTAAACATATTACATGTTAATTCACGGTAACGGCAAACAACTTCCAACAGAAATAGATCCAAAAAATAATATTTGTGTAGTAGTCACTCATCAAGACGGTTCAAAAGACTGGTGGTATGGCTCAAACCTAGTCACTAATGACGGTGATATATTTTACGCTAAACAGTCAGCAGAAGAAAATCCTGCAACAAATGAAAACTTTCATGCTTCAGCATGCGTTCTACAAAACCCTGCTTCAGCAGATACCATTGCAAAAACAGATGCATATGGTCAAGTAAGCAGTCCAATTACAACTACAGGTGCAGTTAGAGGACTAACAGCAACCTACCCATTAACCAATGATCAGGATTCCGATAATACAGGTGCTTCAGCAGATGCAATATCTTATAGATTTGATTGGGCAACCAACCAAATTGACACATCAGCAGGAAACCCAATTACAGGTGGAGCAATTTATGATGTTGGACAAACATCACCAGTAAGTGCAACCAAAATCTTGACACACTGGAACTTTACATCACCTGCAACATTCCATAAAACAAGCACTGATACACTAAAACTCTTCGTAAATCATACATTTAACGGAGTATAACCCTTTGCCTAAAGGCTTATCTATGGGAGGCATATTTAATTTGTTAGAAAGAATTAGTATGAAGTTCCCAAAAGCAACAGGTGGACTTGATGATAAAGTAAGATTTGATGAGAAGGTTAATTTTGTATTAACAAAGGTTAATAAGGAAGAGATACGAGGTAATAACTGATGGCACGTAAAGCAATCTACAAGCACGCAACAGAAGTCAATACTACCACTTATCCTGATGATGGCTCTTCTCCAGTAGGAACTAATGAGTGGAATGAAGATCCTGCACAATCAGGAATGTATGGTAACACACCTACAACAGCAACAGTAACAATAGCCTCAGGTGTATTAACAGTAACAGATTCAGTTACAGTTGCAGCAGCAGAGGCAGGAATTACAGATACTTTAGATAAATTAGCAATAGCAAACACAAGTCAATATGATTTGATATATCTTTTTGCAGATACAGGAGATACAATTACATTAACAAATACTTCAAGTCCATCAGCAGATGGTCACATAAAAACTATTAGTGATGCAAATGAAACATTATCTACAACCAAACCTACAATCCTAATTAGAAAAGGAAATTATTGGTATGGATATGGTGGAGGAACCACGGCAGATGGATCAGTTACAAATACCAAACTTGCAGATATGGCAGCAAATACAATTAAAGTTAGAGATGCAAATTCATCAGGAGTGCCATCAGATAAAGCAGTAGCAGATACTCAAATTCTTATTGGAGATGGAACAGGATTTACAGCAGCAGCACTTTCTGGAGATGCTACAATGACCAATGCAGGTGTAGTTAGTGTAGCAACATTGAATCAAAATACAACAGGCAGTTCAGCAAGTTGTACAGGTAATTCAGCAACAGTAACAACCAACGCAAACTTGACAGGAATCGTAACCTCAACAGGTAACGCCACAGCAATCGCAGATGGAGATATTGCAATCGCAAAATTAGCAACAGATCCATTAAGTTATGCAAACATGACAGCACCTTCAGCATCAGTGGCATTTAACTCACAAAAATTAACAGGACTGGCAGATGGTACAGCAGCACAGGACGCAGCAACAAAATCTCAAGTAGATGCAGCCCAAGCAGGATTAGACGCAAAAGATTCATGTAGAGTAGCAACTACTGCAAACATTACATTAAGTGGAGAACAAACTATCGATGGAGTAACAACTACAACAGATAGAGTTTTAGTTAAAAATCAAACAACAGGATCACAAAACGGTATCTATGTTTCAGCAGCAGGAGCATGGGCAAGATCAACTGATGCAGATGCAAACGTTGAAGTAACAGCAGGTTTATACACTTTAATTACTGAGGGTACAACTTTAGCAGGTCAAGGATTTGTATTAACTACAGATGATCCAATTACAGTAGGCACTACAGTATTAACTTTCTCACAATTCTCAGGAGTAGGAGATCTTGTAGGAGGAACAGGAATCACAAAGACTGGAAATACAATAGCAATAGATACAGCAGTAACAGTAGATTTATCAACATCACAAACATTAACTAATAAAACATTAACATCACCAACTTTTTCAACGCCAACATTAGGAACACCAGCATCAGGTGTATTAACAAATGCAACTGGATTACCAATAGCAGGAATAGCCACATCATCAGGAACACCAAGTTCAACAACATTCCTTAGAGGTGATGGTCAATGGCAATCAGCAGGTGGAGGAGCAACGATTGTTCACGAATTTTCAAATACTCAAACTACTACCTATACAGGCACAGCATCATCTTTCGGAACCGTGGGTGTAGGTACAAGAGACATTTACATAAAGAAGATAGATGCCAACAACGAAGGCGTATTTACAAAGATCTGGAAGAACGGAGCCGCTGTCGAGGTTCAAATTGCATAGGTGGATTGATTGACTGATGGCAATAACATATCACGCAGGTAGAAGGATTCAAGCAACAAGTTCTGATGTACCAGTAGTTTCTAATCGTGGAACAATAGATACATCATCATCAGCAGGTAATACTATAATCACATTTACAGAGTCA